GTCGCTGCAAGGTTGTTGATCGCCTTCGCCCAGACGGACACCACCTCAACCCAGGTCGCTTTGTCCGGACCGCCCAGCGGGTCGCGCATCACGGTCTTGCGCTCGAACCGGATGCGATGCTGCAGGTCGCCTTCTTGAAGCGTCATGGCATCATCACCCTTCGATAAGGGCGCAGGAGACTCCTGGCGCCCAAGGGAAGCTCCACCGCCGTAGCTCCCACGACCACTTCAGATCGGTTGGCGTACAAATGGCCGATGGTGAGCAACACCGCCGAGACGATGCTGGGGTTGACGACCGCCCCGTGGATGCTTGCCTCAGCGGCCTGCACGGCCTCCTGATAGGCAACTTTCGCAATCCGAATGGTCGCTGCGCGCTCCTCGTCGCTCTCGATGAAAACCGCCTCGGCCAGGGCCTGGTCCCTGGCAGCAGCTGCCTCCCTCACTGATGCCGGGTACAGTGCCCTCGCAGCGGCCAGGTCATCGGCACTCTCGTAGACCCTGCGGTTGAGGTACGCCTGCGCGGCGTCGATTGCGCCGGCAATAGCATCCTGCAACTGTTCCACGGGATAGTCCGCCTCCACCCGTACGTGCGAGCGGGCCTGTGCGATAGAGACGATGGCCATATCAGTCCTTCTTGCCCTCGGCCAGCGCAGCAGCCAACTTCTCCACGCCCCAGCGCTTGTCGAAGGGGATGCTCGCCGCCTCCAGCTTCACGATCAGAGCGGCCTTGTCGTCAGATGGCGCTTCACCTGCAGCCGCGGCTGGAGCGACGGCCGCGGCAGCGGCCTTCTTCTCATCTGCCTCCGCCGAAAGGCGCTGCACCACTTCGGCGATTGCCGATTCGCGCGTGGCCGCACTCAGCGCGTTCCAGTCCTCGGCGGACAGGCCCGAAGAGCGATGCGCGAGCGCAACCACGTCGCCGAGCAGGACCTCGACACCCTCTTCGAAATGGAATTGTGCAGGCTGCAGATCCGATCCCAGCAGGATCGTCGCAGGCGCCGGGCTCAGCGTGATCGCGCCGACCGAAAGCGCGCCGGCTTCCAGCTCGGCCGGGCACGGATCACCGGCAACGAACTGGACAGGGTAGATCTCGCCTTCCGGCACTCCACGGAAGGGCTTGATGAATTTGGCCATTGCGGCTCCCAGATCAGAAAATGGAAACCGGGCGGCGCTATGCCGCCCGGTCGCTGTAGGCCCGATTACTCGGCGATCTTGAGGGCGCGCATCGGCTCGGGATTGTGCACACCGCCGCCCACGCGCTTGGTGGTGTAGAACATCACGTACGGCTTGTTGGTGTACGGATCGCGCAGCACCCGCACGCCCTTGCGGTCGTACACGGTGTAGGTCTGCTTGAAGTCGCCGAACAGCACCGCGGTCGCGTTCGCGGCCACATCCGGGATGGCAGCCACGTCCTGCAGCGCGAAACCAGCCAGGGTGGACGGCTGACCCGCCACCAGCGACGGCTGCCACAGGTAGTTGCCCTGCGCGTCTTTCAGCTTGCGGACCATGCCTTGGGACTTTCGGTTCATCGCGAACCTGGCGCCGGCGGTGAATGCGGACGGCAGGTCGTAGACCAGGTCCAGGATGCTGTCACCGTTGATGCCCGCAGCGACGCCGCTGTTCACAGCCTTGATGGCGCCGAACGGATGCTTGGCCGCGTTGGCGCCGCCTTCCACGTAGGTCAGGATGCCGAACGGCTTGTTGACGCCGTTGCCCGAGAAGAAGGCATCGCCCTCCTGGCGGGCAAATTCCAGCTCCACTTCACCGGCCAGCCAGGCCTCCAGGTCGATCTCGGCATCGTCCAGCAGCTGCTGGGTCGCGGCCGGATTGGCATAGATCTCGCCCCAGCCGAAACCGAGGGGACGCAGCTTGGACGTGCCGGTCTCCGGTCGGGCATCTTCCTCGCCCACCCAGCCCGAGGACGTGCCCCCGGTGTTGTAGAGCTTGGTCAGGCCCGAACCCGAGCAGGGCTGGACGTTCGCCAGCTGACGCATGTCCGAGACGACCACCAGGCGGTCAGTGATCGATCGGTCCCATTCAACCGGCGCCAGGTAGCCACCTTCGTCGGCGGCGCCCTTGTTGAGGGCGGACTGCACTTCACCCTTGCGGAAGTGGGCGCGGAACGACTCGGTGTATTCGGCATCGGCAACACCACTGCCGGCGCTGCCGCCACCCATCTGGAACGCGGCCATCTGGGTGTTGGCCTGGTCCACGGCCGCCTGCAGGCGGGTGATATCGGCGTTGATGTTGTCGACCTTCAGGGCCTGCAGCGCGTCGGCGTTGCCCTTCTTGATCTCGTCCAGCTGCTTGTTGTGCTCGGCCTTGAAGTCGGCGAACGCCTTGTTCAGGCTCTCCACCAGCGCTTTGACGTCCGGCTGGCTGCCGCCGTCGGCGTGCACGGAAACGAGGCCGCGCGGGATGCGGCCGTAGGTCATCTTGGTCATGTGTAGGCCCTTTAGGCTCTGAGGTTGTCGAGAAGGCCCTGCAACAGGGCCGAGGTTTCGTTGTCGCTAGCGCTCGGCGTAGCGGATCCGGCAGCGCTCGGCTTGCCGTTGAACAGTGACTTCAGGGTGTCGCGTCGCATGGAACGGGAGTGCCCAGCCTTCGCCATTGCCGCCTCGACCAAGGCCAAGGCCTTGCGCCCACCAGATGCCTGCTTGGCATCCTTGGTCGCGGCCGCCCCGTCCAGAAGGCCATCGGCAAAGCCATCGTCTACCGCCTGGGCGGCGCCGATCCAGGTCTCTTCGTCCATCATCCGGGCAGCTTCGGCTTCGGAGATGCCCGTGCGGGCGGCGTACACCTTAGCTATGGCTGCGTCGAACGGCTCCAGCAGCTTTGCTGCGTCAGCCATATCGTGGCGATTGCCGATGGCCACTGCCCAAGCGTTGTGGATCATTAGGAACGACCCGTCGCCCATCAGGATCTCGTCGCCAGCCATTGCGATCACCGACGCGGCCGATGCAGCCAGCCCCATGACCTGCACGGTCACGCGGCCGGGGTGTTCACGCAGCAGGTTGTAGATCGCAACGCCTTCGAAGAAATCGCCGCCGGGCGAGTTGACGTTCACCACCACGTCCTTATCGCCAATGGCTCGCAGGGCAGCACTGATCCGCTTGGCGGTGACGCCAGTACCCTCCCAGTTCTCGCCGATGGAGTCATAGATCGAGATGCTATTCGCGTCGTTGCCGGCGGCCCGTACTTCGGGCTCCCAGCGCTCCAGGGCGTCGGGACGCATGTCGAACTGGGCGGCGCCGAGTCGTCGCTCGGCTCGGATTTCAGGCAGCTGCCGAAGGCTCATTGCTCTTTCCCTTCTGTGTCATGGGGTTGACCAGGTCGTTGGCCCCGGGCTGATCCGATTCCGGATAGTCGAGAAGGTCGCGGACCTCGTTCTGCGTGTGGAACGGCGCCGTGCCACCCGAGCCGAGAGCGGCCTTGAAGAAATCTGCCTGATCCTTGAGCGTGCCGCGCATCAGCGCCCGCACATTGAACTTCGGCTGGAAGCGCTCCAGGTCCCGCTCGGCGATCAGGGAACGCGCGACGGCCTGCTCCCAGTTGGTGAAGTGCTCCAACATCGTGTACTGCAGGAAGAAGATCCCCAGCTGTTCGATGCCTGTGCCCCAACTGGTGTCACTCAGGAAGAGCAGCGGGCGTGGAACGCCGTACAGCCTGGCCACTTCCTCCACCTGCGCGCTGCGGTTCTCGACGTGTTGGGCCTCTTGCGCGGTGCTGCCGAACTTGTTGGCCTTGGCGTTCTCTTCCAGCAGCATCCAGCGCTGCGCGGCAGCAGCACCGGCATACTCTGTGTCGAGGGAGTTACGCATCCGCTCATACGCCACGTCACTGAGCGCATTCGGCACCTCGATGGCGCCGCCAGCCATGTTGCCGGTCTCAAAGATCCGGCTCGCCGCATGTTCCGCATCCAGTGCCAGGCGGATGGCCCGGTCTGCCAGTTTCATCCTGGACAGGCTGGTCACACCGTCCACGGACAGATCCCGGATGTGAAGCACTTCCTCCTGCTTGAGGATTACCTCGCCGCGCTTCTTGCTGTTGTACCGGTAGATCATCCGCCAGTCGTCGCCGAGCTCAGCGCGAACCGCGAGGGAGTCCAGCGGTATCAAGTGGATCGGCCTGCCGGCCGACCAGATGATTCTCGCGTAACCATCGCCGTGCCGTTGGCGGGCCAGCTCTATCTGCCGCTTGAACTCCAAGGGCGTCTGCCATGGATTCGGCTTGATCTTGAGCAGACGGTGCGCGGGGTGCTCAGTCGCAATCCGCTTTTTCCCGCCCGACTCAACCAGATTCAGCGGCAGCATGCCGATGGTCCCGCAGATCAGAGACAGGCATCTCAGCACCGCCATGTTTCGCAGCTGGTAGCCGCCGCCTCCGTGGCCTCCCCGTGATCGGATGAACTCCAGCAGCGCCGGATCGTTCATTCCCGCGAACTGGCCAGCCTCAGCGCGTGCACTTTGTGCCGCCGCCGGCGGCGGATTCCAAAGCCGGTCCAGCGACTTGAGGTCTTCTTCGTTGAACCTGGACATTGCGTTTCCTATAAGAATCGGATGCCACGCTGCTCATAGACAGAGGCGGGCGCGACCGATGAATGTGCAGAGCCGAAGGCCATCACCACAGCGACTGCGGCATCGATCTTGTTGACCGAGCGCGCCTTGGACAGCCAGCGGTTTTCCCACTTGTCGCTCTCGATGACGGCCGACATGATTGCCGACACCAGCACAGGGTTTCCGAGCAGACGGACGCGCCCTTCCAGAAGGGCTTCTTCAAACAACCTGAGCGACCCGGGCATCCAGAGCCCTTCGGGCGGCGGCTTGCCAGCTGCAGCGGCTGCCTTCACTGCTGCCTCTGTCGGCTTGCCCTTCTTCAGGCCTCCTTGGGGGTGCTCCACGAAAGAGACGGAAAGCCCCAGCTCCTTCACTTCCTCTTCGAACTGTCGGAACGCGTACCGGTCGTAAGCCACCTGAACAACTTCGAAGTCCCGGTCGTACTCAGCGACCGTCTGCGCCACGTGTCGGTAGCTGATCGTCTGGCCAGCTGGGGCGTGCAAGTGGCCCTTGGCGATCCAGGTGCTGTAGGGAAGCTTGTCGCGCAGTTCGCGAGCCTTGACAGTATCTCCTGGAGTCCACGCCTCCACCCACGCATCAAACGTTGGCTTGTTGACCAGCGTTTTCTTGCCCTCAACCTCGACCAGCACCTCTTTCGATCCGGTCTCCACTACCGAACCCAGAGCCGTAATGTCGCGGTTCTGCGACAAGTCCAGCCCGAGATGAAGGCGCTTCCCGTGGTGCTGCGCCTTGTCAAATGACTGCATCGCAGGTTCGACAATTTCGCGACTCATCCACGCTTGGTCAGCGTCCGTCCACATGCAGAAGTTGAGTCGCAGGATCTCGTTGAGCTTGCTTGGGATCTGCTTGGCCAGATCAACCCGCCCCTGCAGATATTCGTCGGTAATGGTGATACCCAGCATCGGGTTTGCTTTCACCCAGCAGGCCGGATCCTCAAGGGGCTCGTCGCCCTCATCAAGTCCGCACACGAACGAGAACGTGCGGTCGTCAATGACTTCGCCGACGAAGGTCGGATCGTTCACGGCCTCGTGATGGCCGGCGGCCACCTTGACCGCATGCTCGTGCTCCGCCCAGGCGACACTGTTCCGGTCGCTTCCTGAGTTGGTGATCATGAACAGCAATGGGGAACGACGGAACTTGAAGCCGTTCTCCATCATTTCGATGATCTTGCCGTCCGCCATCTCGTGCACTTCGTCGGCCAGGACAAAGTGCGGCCGGTAACCCGAGCCAGTCTTGCCAACGTCGCGGGAGGCCGGCCGGAAATAGCTCTGCGACTTGTGGTGGGCGATGTTGTATTCCTTGCCCTCACCACCCGAGAACTCCAGCCGCTTTTTCAGCGCGGGTGAGGCCTTCACCATCTTGACAGCATCGCGGAACAGAATTCCGGCCTGATCCTTGTGGGAGGCGACCGCGTACACCTGGGCGCCAGCCTCTTGGTCGGCGCAGAGCCCGATCAGCGCGATACCACCCGCCATGGGCGACTTGCCATTGCCCTTACCCTCCTCGATGTAGGCGCGGCGGAAACGGCGGGCGCCATCCGCCTGCTTCCAGCCGAACAGGCTGCCGATCTTGAATGCTTGGCTGGGGTGCAGCTTGAACGGCTTGCCCTCAAACTGGCCTTCGCTCAGACGCAGCACCTCCTCAAAGAAGGCGATTTTCTTGTCGGCGGCTTCACGGTCGAAGTACAAGCCGCGCTCGTGCGCATCTTCCAGATCTTTCAGGTGTCGCCGGCAGGCATTGCGAACGTGAGGGCCTGCCACGATCCTCCCTTCAACCACCGCCAGCGGGTACTGGCTGGTCCGGCAGTTAGAAGTGCTTGTCGTCCGGGTCTTCGTCTTCGCTTGGGCCATGATTCACTTTCGTCTCATCCACCGGCGTGGCGCCGAGCTTCGACAGCAGCGAGCCCAGGGCTTGCATCGCCGAAACCCCCATCTCCGGATCGGTAGCCATACGCGCCGCGAGGATGCAGACCTGCCGCAAAAGGAGCCGGTGCCCGGCGTGAAGCCAAGGCATGTTTTCGACCTGCTCTTTCCACACGGCAACCTGCTCTTTGGTCATCCCTTTGTAGGGAGGGCCGATTGCTTTCGGCCCTTTGGGCGTCTTTCGATCCCGATGCCGTTTTGGATTCTTCGCCGCAGCGCCAGAAACCGACGCTTTCGCCGCTGGCGTACGGGGCTTTGCCATCTTTCCCCACCTTGCGGGGGCCGTCTTTCCAACTGTGCATGCGTG